ACCTGGATTACCCTGCCAATTAACTGGATCCACAAAATTTGACTTCGCAGGTGGAATATAAGGCACAATCTGTGCATCATCCGGTTCCTCCACAATCGGACCAAAAGACTCAGGCAAAGGCAAATTCGGATACGGAATCTCATACTTCGACTCATTGTACTCCTGAATAGGAGGCAATCGACCACGCGGAACCATGTCATGCTCCGCTAAAGAAGGTAAATCCTCTAATCGCCGACGATACTCAGCCGCGCTGCTAGACTCCGCAATTTGACGATCGTACGCGCGATCAATAGTGTCAAGCAATCTAAAGCCAATTCCGCGGTCGCTCGGACTTTCTGGCACGTTTGACACGGGTCGATTATTTCCTGCATCTCGCAACATTGAATGTATGAGCTCAGGGATCGAACGACTGCTCCCAGACGACGATTGAGTAGAACTAAACGAGTTATCAGAGAGTTGCATGGCGTTTCCGCCTGGGAACTCTCCGATATCGGGGCCAACGGGAAACGGCTGGCCGAATTGATCGTCGTCTGAATCCGAGTCGTGATACGTCCTTCTTCTACGCGACGCCTGTTGCCGGAGGCGATTACCTCCTCCAAACCTCGAACCGCTGCGCTTGCTTGCTCCATAGCGTCGTCTATGCCTGGCATATGAATTACGGGAATAAGCACCTGTTATTCCCATTATAATGAGTCATGTCTATTCTTCAAGTATCTTCAAGTATCTGCGACATGACATAAGTGGACGTAGGAAATTATGGGTCGACTAAAGTCACCCCGAGCTACGTCCAAAAAATCAAAAAAAAAACTTTTTTGACCCATAATGAAATCATGGCAGAACTTGGTTGGAAAGGTACCGCCTATGGGCGGATGCTCACCGCTAAAGCCGCTGCTCGTAAAGCTAGAAAGCAGCTACGAGACGATGACGGCTACCCGAGGAAAGCAATTAATGCTTTCGTTGGTGGAGAAGCTATGCAAGTTCCTGGCCGGCGAGTCTCGGGCCGAGGAGCTTATAGAAGAACTCGACGAAGAATTACTAGGAGACGACGAGCTTACGGACGAGGAGGATTCTTTGGAGACATCCTCGGTGGCGCAGCTTCCGCCATCAACTCCGCGTTTATTCCGAAGCACTGGGGTATCGGAACTCCCCAAACCTGGGGCCGGCTCGGTTCCGGCCTGGGTGATGCAGCTTGGGATGTCTACTCCGGGAGAGGGGCGTACAACGATCCCTCTCCGAACGCTAGAATCGATCAAGGAATCCCAGACATTGCAAATCCAGGCGGATCCGATGGATGCATCGTTGTCAGACACAAAGAATGGATCTGCGACGTTGTAAGTACCGGTGCAGCATTTAACATGGCTGCAACCTTACCTATAAACCCAGGTTTGACAGGGACTTTTCCATGGCTAGCACAAATAGCCAGCAGTTTCACTCAATACCAACTGCAAGGCATGATGTTCTACTTCCGTTCAACATCTGGAGCTTTATCTACAACACAAGCATTAGGTGAGATTATCATGGCAATCAACTACAACGCAGGAGACGTTGCATTCACCAACAAGCAACAAATGTTGAACGAAGTAATGGCGACAAGCACTGTACCTAGCCAGGACAGCGTCTGCGCAGTTGAATGTGATGGCCGTCAAACACCCCTGCAACAAATGTACATTCGCTCAGGAGCATTGACAACACAAGATATCAGATTTTACGATTGGGGTACCTTCTATGTGGCTACACAAGGACAATCCGCAGGCGTTACTTTAGGTGAACTTTGGTGCACTTACCAAGTAGCACTATACAAACCTCAAATCCAAAGCGTAGGTACCGGTGGAGGATGCCAAACAGCACACTACACAGCAAATACCTACACAAACGCTGCTCCATTAAAGAGCGCTGCCCAACTGTACGACAACATTGGAATCACATTCAATGGAGCCACGGGAACTATCATCTCATTGCCACAAAACCTGTTGACAACGTACATGTTACTAATCCATTGGGTAGGCAATTCGACCGCATGCACAGCACCAGCAGTAACGTTGTCTGCAGGATTGGTAGCAAACTCAATCCAAACAGGCGCAAATTACGGCACATCAAACACCGCTACAACCGTAACTGACTTCTATTTGTGTTACACATTCAACAACCCACAGAATGTTACGTACATGGGAACGTTCCAAGGAGGCGTAGTACAAACTATCACCTTAGGAACAGGTGGAACGTTACCCGCTAGTGGGACGAAATGTGATATCTTTTTATTAACTATGAACCCTAATATATTATAGTTACTAACATTGCGTCCCCCAAATGCGGGGTTCGCTTCGTGCTCACCCGCATGGCCCCCTCCCTCCGCACTGCTCCGGGGGGTCCCTTTATCTATGTTAGCTAACGCAGAACGCCGGTTATGCACAGGGTTGGCACAGCCAACCCCCCTCCGCTTCGCTGGGGGGCCCCCTCGTAAGTGGCAAGACCTTGGTCGTGTCTTACTCACGATCCAGGTCATATTACCCCACACCCGTACTATTATATGATAATATGACAAAATTGCGCAAAAATTATTTTTATGTTTGATACTATGGAAATTTCTTTCCACATAAAAAGCGGAACTTAAACTTTTTTCTCACTTTTTTTCCTGCTCTCCACCTTTTTACCCTGCGATTTTTTAGTTAAAATTACGCATTTATGAGCAATGGCGGAAGAAACATGCGTTCAAAGTACTGGATGTGCACCATCTACGACGTTGAGCATCCCCTCGAACTGCATCCTAAAATGTCCTTTCTTATCTACCAACTGGAGCGATGTCCCACTACCGAAAGGCTACACTTTCAATGCTACTTTGAATTACCAGAACGAGTCATGCGCAATCAGCTTTGCAAGTTCGGGGACCGTTGGGCACACGCACATTTCGATATGCGAAAAGGAAGTGCCGACCAAGCTGTCGCCTACTGCAGCAAACTCGAATCAAGGGTCGCCGGACCATTCCAATTTGGACAACGCTCTAACGAAAGGCAAGGCAAAAGGAACGATCTTCTTGCCATCAAAGAAGCCGTTGACCGAGAAGAAGACTGGTCCAAGATATGGGAAGAAAATTTCGTCAGCATGGCAAGAAATTACAGAGGCGTCATGCTCTATGCCTCCCTTCGACGATCCCATGATGACGAGATCGAACGCAAACTGCATATTTTCTGGGGCCGCACAGGCAGCGGAAAGACTCATCGCGTTTACAGCCAAGCTAGAGAAAACGGAGCCAAAGTCTATTCGCATACCTACATCGAAGCATCCTTCTTCAATGGATACGGTGGACAACGATACTCCTTGTTCGACGAGTTCGAAGGACAAATCAGCCTTCACACCATGCTCCGAATTTGTGACAAGTGGCCATTTACTACGAATGTCAAACTTGGATCAGAATGTTGGCTCGCAGAACACATCTATCTCTGCTCAAATATCCCACCCAAGCTCTGGTGGCCTAAAGCTTCCAAGTCCCAAATCGAAGCCTTTGAACGAAGAGTCATGGACTACGGCGGGGAAATTTTTTACTGCGACAGCCAAACAAATTGGATCCCCTCATCAATGGCTGATGACTGGTCCGACGTTGAAAGAAAACTCGGACGAGACACTGTGGACATATCCCGCGATAGAAATGGCTCCTGTGCACCAGGATTCGTTGTTCACACCGATAGCCCAAGATGTGAACCCTCCTCCTCCCCACTCTACGACCTTGTTCACAGAGTCCCCTCAAAAACAACAACAAGAAGTCGAGATGTTGGAGGCCTGGGACGAGTGGTTCAAAAGTGTTCAAACACCGAAATAGACCCGGAGTCTAAACGCGAGATGCCTTACGACCATCCTAGTCTTAGAATCGAGAACGCAATTATTGTAATTGACTAAATAATTTATTGATGACCTTGATTCCGTACGAATCGGTCATTCTGTTATTAAAAAAATTTCCTAATTTTATCAATACCACTACTAATAACTCTACCAAAAAAGTCCCTCCTTTTTTTATTAGGATCTCCCAATGAATTCTGATAAATCTCATTGCTCCTACGGCTACCTGAAGAAACAGGAGGCCTTTCAGCAAACTGAACAGGACCTGGATTACCCTGCCAATTAACTGGATCCACAAAATTTGACTTCGCAGGTGGA